AATAGGATTCTTACCTGGTGATTTAAGAGAAAAAATGGATCCATGGATTCAACCAATCTATCAAAACATGTTTGCTTTATATGATAAAGTAAAAGTAGAAAAACTTATTGAAGATGGTAAAATAGAAATAGTTCCATTAGCATTTATGAGAGGTAGAACATTCTTAGATTCATGTATAATTGTAGATGAAGCTCAAAACGTTACCCATGAACAAATGGAAATGATAGCAACTAGAATTGGTTTGCGTTCTAAAATGATTATATGTGGTGATGATCATCAAGTTGATTTAAAATCAAAACGAGAATCTGGTTTTAGATTTTTATATAAATCAATGCGTACTATAAAAAAAGCAGTAGGTATAACATTACTTCAAAATCATAGAGATCCGATTGTAGATGATTTAATTCAAGTATATGAAGAAGCAAGCGCCCAAGGTATAAAATTAGGATCTTCGGGTAGTAGTGGAAAATCAAAAAAATAATAATTAAACAACCTTTTTTAATATTTATAACCAAAAAAGCATGGCATCTACACTAACACCTAGTACTTTTCAAGTAAAAATAAAAGAAGAGCACGTTATTAAAAATATAAAAACTATTAATGAAACTTTCTATAGAGTTGCTAATGTAACTAATGTAGATAGAAGAATAGTAACTTGTCCAGAAACAACATCTATTAATTTAATAGATTTTAATGGTCTTTCACCAGGAGCAGGTTTATTTCCTTCAAGTAGTGTAAAATATGCTAGACTTACCAATTTAGATAATTCTGCTTCCTTAGCAGTTACTTTTGAAAACTCTGATGGAGCTTATTGGACTCAAGATTTAACACCTACTTCATCACTTATGTGGTCTAGTGCAAATGTTACTGGTAGTAAATTTGATGGTGGATTTTCAGGTTCAGCTTTAGTATCAGTTGATGTTTTTGCTGTTAGTGCTAGTATAGATGTAGAATATGTTCTTGTAAACGCTTAATAAAACACCATGAATATACCAATTTGGCCCGGATCTAGTTCATTTGCCCCAGGAGAAACACCTTTTGGGTTTTATGATAAAGATTTAGAATTTGAAAAAGATGCAGATAAAGTAGCAAAATTTTGTGCTCAAAGATTAGGATATCCTATTGTAGATATAGAACTCCAAGACATTCAATTTTATACTGCTTTTGAAGAAGCTGTTACCGTTTATGGTAATGAAATATATGCCTATAAAGTAAGAGAAAATTACTTATCTTTAGAAGGAGCAGAAGATACTATAGATATTAATGAATCATTAATTACTCCATCATTAGCCCGTATAATAGCCATATCAGAACAATATGGTGTAGAAGCAGGTTCAGGAGGTAATGTAGATTGGTATGATGGTATGGTTGAACTTGAAGAAGGGAAACAAGAATATGATTTAAATGAGTGGGCAGATAAAAACATTCCTCATTATAAAAAAGGTGATCTTCAGATAATGAGAGTATTTTTTGAATCAACCCCAGCAATTGTAAGATATTATGATCCTTTTGCAGGTGGTGGAGCTGCTGGAGGAGATATTTCAGCAGGATTAGATACTTTTGGATTTGGTGCCTATTCAGCAGCAGGTCTTGATTTTGTTTTAATGCCTGTTAATTACACAATAGCAACAGTCCAAGCAATTGAATTTAATGATACTGTTAGAAGATCTAATTTTTCATTTGAAGTACATAACAATAAACTTAGAATATTCCCTATTCCACGCAATATAGCAGGGGGCACATATAAGTCTGTATTAAAAATACAATATCTTTTAAAATCTGAAGAAGCAGCAGCTGCATTTTCAGATGGTACAGGTAAAATTAAAGTTATTAGTGATGTACCTTATGTAAATCCCGTTTATTCCGATATTAATTCTGTAGGTAGAAGTTGGATATTTGAATATACTTTAGCTTTATGTAAAGAAATGTTAGGCTATGTTAGAGGAAAATATAGTACAGTTCCAATTCCAGGAGCAGATGTAACTTTAAATCAAAGTGATTTAATTACAGCCGCAACATCAGAAAAAGAAAGACTAATTGATAGATTAAGGGCTTATCTTGATGAAACCTCAAGAGAAAAATTATTAGAAAGAAGAACACAAGAATCTGACTTTTTAGAAAAAGAATTAGGTAGAGTACCCTTTACAATTTATATAGGATAATATGGCATTATTTGGAGCTGCAAGAGACATCAGTTTACTTAGAACAGTAAATCGTGAATTAATGGGAAATGTAATTTCCCAACAGGCAGCTTTCTATAAATTTGAACTAGAAGAAACCAAAGTTAATATTTATGGTGAAGCTTCTGGTACTAAATTTTATAATGGTCCTGTTTTACTTAATTGTTTAATTGATAGAGAAGACCAAACAAACCCAGATACAGAATACGGGGTGGATTTTGAATGGAATGTTCAATTTAAATTTTTAAGGGATGATTTACTGGGCAAAGCAAAAGATTTTAATATTGACACAGCATTATATGGAGCTGATTTAGTACCACAAGCTGGAGATATTATATTATATAATAAATCTTATTTTGAAGTAGATGATACAAACGCTAATAGATATTTTGTAGGTAAGAATCCGGATTATCCTAATATCGTAAATCCTTTTGAAGGTGATTTAGATAAATTTGGGTGGAATCAACAAATTATATGTAATACTCATTATATTCCATCTGATAAAGTAGGAATAACATTACAAAGATTATAATGGCTCAAAAACAAAATAAACCAACTCCAAAATCCCAAAAGGAAATATCTAATAGCTTAATAAAGCCAACGGATCCTACTATGGGTAATCCTAACTTATCTACTAAGCCAAATAGAGGTACACAACTTTCTTGGAGAGGAGATAGTACAAAATCTTTTACGGTTGGTATACAAGATATTGATGAAGCTATTATTTATTATTTTAAAAATGTAATTCAACCTTCCGTAGTTCAAAATGGTGAACGCATTGAAGTTCCTATTATATATGGTTCACCGGAAAGATGGAAATCGTTTCAAAAAGACGGTAAATACCGTGATAAAAACGGTAAAATAATGTTCCCTATGATCATGTTTAAACGTGATAATATTCAAAAAGTAAGAAGCATAGGTAATAAAATAGATTCTAATAATCCTAACAATTTTGGAATATTTCAAAAGGGATATTCTGGACAAAATGCTTATGATAATTTTACCGTATTAAATAACAGAATTCCTACAAAACAATACGTTGCTGTAGTCTACCCAGATTATGTAAATGTTACATATAGCTGCGCTATATCTACATATTATGTAGACCAAATGAATAAAATAGTTGAAGCTATTAATTATGCTTCAGATTCATATTGGGGTGATCCTGAACGTTTTAAATTCAGAGCAATGATTGATGATTTTACTAATGTGGTAGAAACAACTAAAGGAAAAGAAAGGTCAGTAAAAACAACCTTTAATATAAAATTAAATGGATATATAATTCCAGAAGTAGTACAAAAATCATTAGTTTCAATTTCGAAATTTAATGAAAAATCAAAAATAATATTTTCTATGGAAGTAGTTGAAAATGAAGAATTCTTTGAAGGCACTAATGATGGTGGTAGAATAGTAACTAGTACAGTTTCTAATCAAGAAGCTAAAAAAAGAACTACAACTATATCCTAGTTTCCATATTTATACCCAAATACAAAGATTTATAAATGGCCAATATAAGATTTTTAGACCAAGTACCAATAGCTTCATTTCAAGGTCAAGGAAGCAATAGTGGAGAATCAGGCCAATCTGGGTCTTCAGGTTCTGCAGGTAGCTCAGGTTCTACCGGTAGTTCTGGAGGATCAGGCTCTTCAGGTTCTTCTGGTTCATCAGGCTCTTCGGGTTCTTCAGGTACTTCAGGAACATCAGGTTCTGTAGGTACTTCAGGTTCAGCAGGTTCTTCTGGTAGTGCTGGTACTTCAGGTAATATTGGTTCTTCAGGACAATCAGGTAGTTCAGGATTAAGTGGATCAAATGGTCTTTCAGGTTCAAGTGGATTTTCAGGAACAACCGGTACATCAGGTACAAGTGGTGGAGCTTCAGGTTCATCAGGAACTGGTGGTTCATCAGGTGAATCAGCTTTAGCAAGTTCATCAGGTTCATCTGGTAGTTCAGGTTCATCTGGTGAAGCGGGACAAGCAGGAGAAAGCAAAACATCAGGTACTAGTGGTTCTTCAGGTACAACAGGTTCAGCAGGTGAAGCAGGAGGAAGTAATCAAAGTGCTACTTCAGGAACATCAGGTTCAGCAGGTAGTACTGGAGACGCAGGTCAATCTGGATCTTCAGGTTCTGCTGGTACTTCAGGTACTTCAGGAGAAAATGGTTCAAATGGTCAATCAGGTACATCGGGTGAATCAGGAACAACAGGTACTGTAGGTTCAAGTGGTGAAAGTAAAACATCAGGTAGTTCAGGTTCATCTGGTAGTTCAGGTTCAGCAGGCGCAGCTGGTCAAGGTGGTACAAGTGGTACTGCAGGATCAAGTGGTACAACTGGTTCAGCAGGTGCAGCAGGTGAAAGTAATTTAAGTGCTACTAGTGGAACTAGTGGTTCTTCAGGAACAACAGGTACAGCAGGTTCTTCAGGTAATGGAGGAGAAAGTAAAGAAAGTAGTACATCAGGTACATCAGGTACAAGCGGTACTACAGGTTCAGCTGGAGATGGAGGTCAAGGTAATTTAAGTAATACATCAGGTACTTCTGGTTCAAGTGGTACTACAGGTTCAACAGGTAATGCTGGTCAAAGCGGAGAAAGTAAAACATCAGGATCAGCAGGTTCAAGTGGTACAACAGGTTCTTCAGGAACAGGCGCAGGAGCAGGTAGCTCAGGTGAAAGTGGTACATCAGGTATATCCGCAACATCAGGTTCAAATGGTAGTTCAGGTGCAAATGGTACAAGTGGTAATTCAGCTACTTCAGGAACTTCAGGTTCAACTGGTACTACAGGATCATCTGGTA